CTGTTGACACATTGGATCAGAGTTATAGGATTGATCCGCCTGATTCCATTTCGCCGACTACTCTTGCTTGGGTTCAACCCAGCAAGGGTGACCCGAATATAAGTTTCTTGGCTGAGAATTACTATCCGGAAATGCCCGACCCGGACAAGATGGCCCACACCGTGTTCCATGAGTTTGGTCACATCGCCGACTTTTATCCGCGTGCTTTCGGCTCCTTTACGCCGCGAAGCAGTGGCCGCGTTGAAGAATGGGCGATGGATTCTGAACGCGCACGAAGTGAGGAATATCAGCAAGTTCGCAACGCAGATGCTGAACATCAAGCCAGCATCAACATTCCTGAAGTTGAACAGTGGAACACTTTGTACAGTCCAACTTTGGGCGAAGTAGATGTCAACGAATACGGGGCAAATAACCTGAAGGAAGATTTTGCTGAGCGTTTCGCCATGTATTTTATGGATCGCCGGGAAGGCCGCATCGGAACAGGTGTAAACGGCGAGGTGATTAGGTTTGCAGACCTGTACCCGAACTCCGCACGGTTCATTGAACGCTACTTGGAGGAGCGTTTGGCCGCGATGGGGTAACGATCTGTCCTTTTAGTGATGGCTGGTGTACCTGTGTATTCCCTGTACGGCGTGTCGGCGATGCGGGATTCTCGTCCTGCCGTGGCACCTGATGGATCTTCCCCTGCTCCTCCGGGGGGTATGCCGTACACCGGCCACACCCGCTGTATGGCTAATGAGGCGACGTGTCAGGGGCATCGTGCCAAGGGCACGGACTATTGCATGGGGCATTTGAGGCAGATGGCCCGGGAGATCAAGGAGCGTGAGGGTGAATCTGGCTGACATTCGCTCCAAGGTCCGTGAGATCGTCGACATGGATTCGACGGATCTGTCGGACACGTTGTTGAACATGTACATCCAAGACGGCTATGACCGGATGATTGCGTTGGAGCGTCGCTGGCCGTTTCTGGAGAAGACGTACACGTTGAACACGGTCGCGGATCAGCGTTCGTATGCGTTGTCGTCGATCGGTTCGGGGGATGTGCGTGAGATCACGTCGGTGGTGGACACCACTGCTGGTGGTGTCAGGTTGACGTTGGTGGCCCATGAGGACGCTGAGGCGTTGTGGTTGGGGTCATCGGACTTGTCGTCCCGACCGTTGCATTTCTCTGTGTGGCAACAGGAGTTGTATCTGTGGCCTCGTCCGAACGGTGTGTACAACTTGAGTTTGCGGGGCTACCGCAAGCCGACATCGTGGTATCAGAATGACACCACGCAGGTTGATGCGGACGAACGTCTGCATCAGTCGCTGGTGTATTACGGGGTGGCTCAGACCTACCAGTTGCAGGAAGACACCCAGTTGGCTTCGTTTTACCGGGATTCGTTTGATGAGGCTGTGCGGCTTGCCGCTGGGGACATCATGCGGGTGTCGTCGCACCGTCCGCTGGTGCTGTCCGGTGGACGTTTCCATGAGTCATCGAATGGCTACCAGTCGCCGGTCTACTACTGATGCTGTCGACAATTCAGACGAACGACTTTACGGGTGGTCTGAACTATCGGGCTGACGCATTCCAGTTGGCTGAGAATGAGTCGCCCGATCTACTGAATGTTGATCTGGATCCGCGTGGCGGGTTCTCTCAGCGGGCTGGTGTCACTGATTACAACCTGTCCCCTATTGGTTCGTTGGGGTCGGCGGCTTTCACACCGAAACGTGCGTTCTTCTGGGAAGGCAATGACCGCCAGTTGTTGGTTGCGGCGAACAACAAGGTTTTCTGGACTCAGAACGGGACGTTTGCGGATACGGGTGCGGTGACGACTGCGGCTGATGGCGCACAGTTTGCGCCGTGGTCGTCGTCTGCCACGTCGCTGTTGTATTCGTCGGCTGGGGCTGGGACGGCCGGGTTCAAGTGGGATGGTTCGACGTTGACGACGCTGACGGCGTCGGCCACGTCGGCTTGGCAGGATTCGTTTGCGTCACCTACTGGGACACACATGCCGACTGCGGATCATGTGGCGACTCATGTTGACCGGTTGTGGGTTGCTTCTACTTCTGAGGACGGGTCAGCGTTTCCGGATCGTGTCCGGTATTCACATCCGGGGTTTCCGGAGTCGTGGCGGGAGTTGGACTACATCGATGTTGTCGGTGGTGGCCGTGGGATCACCGGCATTGTGTCGTTCGGCGACCAACTGTTGGTGTTCAAGCCGCGTGCTGTGTTTGCGATTTTGGGTTATGACGAGGACACCTACCAGTTGGTGCCGTTGACTACGCAGGTTGGTGCGGCGTCGCCGAAGGCGATCGCCGTGTCGGAAACCGGCGTGTTCTTTTTCTCTTGGCCGGACGGCCTGTTTGCGTATGACGGGCAGACGTTCACTGATTTGTTTGACCAGTTGCGGCCGATTGTGGAGTTGGGCGAGTTTGCTGATGAGGCGGCTGATGATGTGTTGGTGTCGCGGGTGGGTCGCCGGGTGTTGGTGTCGTTGCCTGCTGGTGTTGCGCCTTCGGCGTACACCTACAACTCCACTGAGGACACGTACCGGTCGGCGACGTTGGTGTACGGCGGGCAGACACAGGGCTATGAGCAGGCGGGTGTCACGTATGACTCTGCGGCTGTGAAGTTTGATGGTGATGTTCAAACGTCGGTGGTGACACAGACGTTTGTGTGGGATCCGACGATTGGTGATGGCGGGTCGTGGACGCGTTATCAGTTGGGTGATGGTTATGGGTTTGGGCCGTCGACTGATTTTGTGACGAATGCTGGTGATCGGGTTCCGGTGACGGCACATCCGGCGAAGCCGTATGTGTTGAAGGTGGATCAGACGGATTTGTATCGGGACACGGTTGCGGGTACGGCGTTTGATATTTCGTCGTATTACGTGACGCGTTGGCAGGACGCGGGTGTGATGACGGCGTCGAAGTTCTGGCGTCGTCCGGAGTTGATGGTCCGCCAGTTGGGTGAGGACACGTCGTTGACGGTTCAGGTGTTTCATGATTGGAATCGGGCGACGGTGGATCGGTCGTTCACGGTGGCGTTGGCTGGGGAAGATATTGCTGGCGGCTATTCGTCGTGGGTTCAGCCGGATTTGGGTGCCGATCTGGTGAAGGGGTCGAATTTGGGGTTGGCGAAGGCTGTCCAGTTGAAGGTGTCTGGGGCTGGGGGTCAGCCGTGGGGTGTGAACGCGATTGCGTACAAGTTCAACCCGCGTAGGAGTCGTGTCTGATGGCTGAACGGAAGTTCATTCCGCCGTCGGTGGCTCGTCTTCAGGGGCCGGATGCGGTTGCTGTGCGCCAGATTGTTTTGGCGTTGACCGCAGAGTTAGAGCGTCTTCGGGCGTTGTTGGATGACCATGAGAGCCGTTTGGATGCTGGCGGCCTGTAACGAAATGGCCTTTATGTGATGGCTGGTAACTACGCAGATTTAGGTTTGGCGTATTCGCAGAAGGTGCGTTCTGCCGCTACTCAGCGGGATGCGTCTTTGGCGTCTAGTGCGTACAGCCGTTTTTTGTCTCAGCAGAGGGGGCGGCGTCAGCAGGCTGATTTGGCGCGTTCGTCGAACGCGCAGTTGGGGAAGTTGGCGGCGTCGTATGGGGCGCGTGGGTTGCGGAACTCTGGTGTTCGTCAGCGGGGTGTGTCTGATTTTGCGACGGGTGTTCAACAGCAGACACAGGACATTGCTGATCGGGTGCGTGATGAGCAACAGCAGTCGTTGTTGGGTGATGCGTCGGTGAATGCGGCGTATGAGGGGTTGGTGGCTGATGCGGAGTTGCAGAAGTTGTCTGACATTTATCGGGCGGCGTTGACGTTGCAGGACTACATGCCGTTTCTAGGGAGTTGAGTCATGGCTAAGAAGCAGTACAACTGGTCGAATCCGGCGATGCAGAGGGCGCAGACGGGCACGACGAACAGGAACACGTCTTCGGGTGCTTTGAGTCGTTTCAAGGATCAGGTCGGTTTAGAGGCTCCGGGCACTATTGATGTTGATGCGATCAACCGCAAGTACCGGGAACAGCGCGGGCTTGCGGCTGTAAGCCGTTTGGCGGATCAGGTCGGTTTAGAGGCCCCGGGAATTCTTGATCTTCCTGCTATTTCTCAGAAGTATCAGCAACAGGTTGCGGCCGCTAATGCCGCTAAACAACAGCCTGCGAATCAGCCGTCGTCGACGGCAAACGATGCGGTGGCCGCCCTGTTGAGCCAGCCTGCGGCCCCTGCGGCCGCACCGGCCGCATATGCGGATCCGTATGCGAATGCGCGGGCGGAGGCTCAGCGTGCCGCTGAGGCCCGCCGCCAGTTCCTGAATCAGTGGGCTTCTGGTGCGCGTTCGACGATGAATCAGGCGGCAAATAATGCGGCGTCTGTGTTGGCGAATCAGGTCAATCCGTTTGTGAATATGCAGATGCTTGCGCCGTCTGTGGTTCCGGCTGTTTATGGCACCTATCTTCAGCAGTCGGGTGTGTCTCCGGATCAGGTTCAGGCGTTGATTGCTCTGTCGGCCGCTGAACAGGCGGCGAATGATCAGGCGCGTCGCGACATGTTGAACGTGTTGGCTGGGTCTACTGATGTGGCCCGCAATTCGCGTATCTCTGATGTTGAGATGGCACGTTCGATGGGTGGTTTGGATGTCGATAACCGCCTTATGGCGGCGATGTTCGGTGTTGATGAGGGTGAAGCGGCGGCTTTGTCACGGCTGGCGGAGTTGACCCGTCAGGACGAGTTGGCGTTTGATCAGCGTGTTTATGACCGTAATCAGGATGAACGTCAGATGCGTATTGATCGGGTGAACAGTCTTGTGGCGGCGGTTGGCGACCAGTTAGATCCGCAGTCGATCATCGAATTGTACATTCAGGCGGGTGCGTGATGGCTGAGCCGTTTGGTCCGGGGTCTACTGCTCCCGGCAATCTGAACTACATGCAGGATTTGGTTTCCGGTTTCGGAAACTTGCCGTTGGGCTACGCCCAAGGCGCGTTCACTTTGCAGGATTTGGCCGACTACGTGTTCCCGGCGGCTTACGAGAAGATTGACACGTCGACGTTCAACCCTGAGGCCACTGCGGCGGTGCTGGATCAGATTTTGTTGCAGGCGGTTGGTTCTGCGGAGTCGATGATTTATCAGCAGGCTCAGCAACTTGTTGCGGATGTTGCGGCAGGTACGGTCGATCCGGATTTGGCAACTAGCGTTTTGCTGTTGACGGACGAAGGCGCGCAGTTGTCGATGATGAACCCAGCCTTTGGCGAGGCCATTCAGGGGGTGTTTGCCTCGGCCAGCAAGATGGGTGAAGACACGCGGGCTTTGCAGACTGGTGATGTTGTCCAGTTTGACGACGGTTTTTACCGTCGTCGGACGGACAAGGAACGTAACGATCTGTTGGCGGATGTCGGGTTGGACAACGCGTTGTCGAATCCGGATCTGTATGGCTTTGAGAAACGGCAACGTGAGTTGTCGGGTGTTGACCGGTTCATTGACCGGTTCGCGGCTCAGGAGGCGGATGCGACGCTTCAGGGGGGCAATGCGGCGAAGCGTTTGGCTGAGGCTGAGCAGGCTATGCGTGCGTTCACACAGGTGCAGGAGGCGGAGCGGGCGTCGCGGCCTGAGTCGCGTGCGGTGGCTGGGGGTCGCCGTCCGGTTCAGAACGCGGGTGTTGCGGCTAGTGCTGGTATTGCGCCGAATCGTAAGAGTCCTGACACCACGGTGTACGACGAACAGTTCTTTGACAATCTTGTGAATGATGCGATGAACCGCAATGCGGCGGTTGCTCCTTATTCGGCTGGGGCCGAGTTGGTTTCTGGTTCTGGGGTGATGGGTTCTGGGGGTTCTGTTCCTATTCGGACTTCTGAGCGTCCGGTGCCTGAGGTTGAGGTTGTGAGGCCGGGTGGCCGGGTTACTACGTCGCCTCCGTACACGGATGCTGATCTTCGCCGGTTGCGCGACGAAGCACGCAATCTGGAAAACCGTCAGAAGATGGCGAAGGTACAGCGGGAACAGCAGGAGATGGTTCGTGCGGCGTTGGAAATGAATCAGGGACGTTATCAGGCTCCTGCTCAACGTCTGTTGACTGAAGGGTTGGCGCAGATGGGTGCGTCTGTTGCTGGTGTTCCGAAGGTGTCGAAGCCGAAGATTCGTCTGACTCCTGAGCAGATTGACGCGATTCTTCGCTGATCATGGGTGCGTTTGCTGACAACTTGTTGAGGGGCATCGGGCAGAACTCCGGGTCGGTGACCCGGGGTTTGACGGCACCGTCGTTTCGTGCTTCGACTGGTGCTGGTGGCGCGTCGACGGGTTCGGGCGGGTCTGCTGTTGGGAC